CGACTACTGCATCAATGATGTTGAGTTGACTTACAAACTCTTCGGGATTATGGGTAAGAAGTTTCCTAGACAAGAGCTACGTGTCATAGATTTGACACTACGTATGTTCATCGAGCCTATGTTAGATCTTGACCTTGGTTTACTAGAACAGCACCTTGAAGACACCAAAGATATTAAGGATAAGTTGTTATTAGATGCCGGTGTAGACAAAAAAGACCTGATGAGTAACTCCAAGTTTGCCGAATTGCTTAGGGGGGTAGGGGTCATACCCCCGATGAAGACCAGCCCGACCACGGGCAAAGAAACGTACGCTTTTGCCAAGTCTGATGAAGCGTTCAAAGCCTTGTTGGAGCACGAAGACGTACGGGTGCAAGCCTTGGTCAACGCTCGGCTCGGCAACAAGAGCACCCTTGAAGAGACGCGGACGCAACGGTTCATTGACATATCGAAGCGTGGGTTGCTACCTGTACCGGTAAGATATTATGCAGCACACACGGGTCGTTGGGGTGGGGCTGACAAGATTAACCTACAGAATTTGCCCAGCCGTGGGCCGAACGGTAAGAAACTCAAGAAGAGTATGATTGCCCCTGATGGCCACGTACTGATCGACTGCGATTCAAGTCAGATTGAAGCACGGGTATTGGCATGGTTGGCAGGGCAGGGCGACTTAACAGAAGCGTTCCGTGTTGGTGACGATGTTTATAAGAAGATGGCGATGTCAATATATGGCGTCAACAGAGAAGAAGATGTCACTAAAGACCAGCGGTTCGTAGGTAAGACCACCATCCTTGGTGCCGGTTACGGTATGGGAGCGGTGCGGTTTAAAGAACAGTTGCAATCGTTTGGGTTCGATATGGAGCTAGATGAAGCTCGCAGGGTCATCGATGTATACCGCGAAGCGAACTTTAAGATAACGACTTTATGGCGTGATGCTGGCTACATGCTAGAGAATATGGCGCGAGGTGACAGCGTTCAGTTTGGGCTTGACGGGGTTGTTGCAGTTGATGCGACCAAGAAAGCCATTATGCTGCCGTCTGGATTACTCATGCGGTACGACGAGTTGGCCGGTGAGCAAAACGAGCGTGGTGTAGAGTACACATACAAAGTTAGACGAGGCCGAAACCGGATCTATGGTGGCAAGGTGATAGAGAACGTCTGCCAAGCAGTTGCGCGTTGCATAATCGGGGAGCAGATGCTAAAAATTGCTAAACGATATCGGGTTGTTTTAACGGTACACGACTCCGTTGTTTGCTGCGTTCCCGAAGAAGAAGTAGTAGAAGCGCAGGAGTATATCGAGAGTTGTATGCGCTGGACACCTCATTGGGCGGCAGGGATGCCCGTTAATTGTGAGTCCGGTATAGGTAAGTCTTATGGAGATTGCGAGTGACTGAGATACTAGACTTTGGGGAACACAAAATTAAGCACGCTAATAGGAACAAGCTACAGGTACACTACAAATCTAAGCCTGCGATACGGGAAGATGACCGAGATATAGTTGTCAGCTCCATTGCAGTTACCTCGTTAGGGGATGATCCCGAGTTGGTTATTGTTATCAACCAGATGGAAGGTGGTCGGTTGGATACGGTGACATTCGGCGTTGAAGAGGTACCGTATCTTATGGATGCGCTACAAGAAGCATACGACTACGTTGCCGAGGAAGAGCAATGAGCATAGCACCTTGGTCGTTCAGTAAGATAAAAGCATTCGAGCAATGCCCTAAGAAGTTTTACCACTTGAAGATTGCTAGGAACTATTCGGAGCCTGAGACCGAAGCGATGTACTACGGCACTGCGTTCCATGAAGCCGCTGAAGAATACGTACGGGATAACGTACCACTACCACCACAGTTTGATTACGCTAAGGCTGCGCTAGATGCTTTAAACGCTAAACGTGGTAAGAAGTTATGCGAATACAAGATGGGGTTGACCGAGAACTTGGAACCCTGCGACTTTTCCGCCGAAGATGTATGGTTCCGTGGGGTAGCTGACTTGGTTATCCTAGATGAAGAAGACAGCAGCGCGTGGGTCATAGACTATAAGACGGGTCGAAACGCACGCTATGCTGACAAGGGGCAGCTCGAACTAATGGCGATGGCTATGTTCAAGCACTTCCCAAACATAAAGAAGGTACGAGGGGGTCTACTGTTTGTAGTCTCTAATGACCTAATAAAAGATACCTACGAGGCGCACGACCAAGGGCTACTGTGGGAGAAATGGTTGCGGGATTACATGAGCATGGAGACCGCGTTCGATAAAGATGTTTGGAACACCAACCCTAGCGGGTTATGCAGGGCGCATTGCGTGGTGTTGGAATGTCCACATAACGGGAGAAGTTAGATGCCTTACAAGAATAAAGAAGACCGAAAGAAACAAAAGAATAAACCTGTCGATAGCAAAGAGTTTAAGGCACGCATGGAGCGGCAGAAAGCTCGGCGTGAAATGGATAAGAAGGGTAAAGACGCGAACAAGAATGGCAAAGCAGACAAGCGAGAAGGCAAGGATGTTAGCCATAACGTAGCACTGGCGCGGGGCGGTACTAACAAGGACGGCGTGAAGGTGGAAAGTGCGAGTGCCAACCGTAGCCGTAACCTTAAGAAAAAGAAATCTCCCAGACGTTTAGCCTGATGCGTCTTTAAAAAACGTACCCTGTATCCTCCAGTTATAGGGTGCAAAAATCAGGTTAGTCCAACGGTAGTTCATACCAATATCGCAGACCTAGCCCTATCTGTGGACTAAGCAGGGCTTTTCTAGCAGGAAAATATATGAAGATTTTAGATAACAAGGCGTTGCTCTTGCGGCTTCGCAACCCCAAAAAAGTAACGGCAGTCATACCCAAGAGTCAAGAACTACCTGATAACAAGGTAGTGGTTAAGTGGGGTATTGACGAGGCGCATGTACTAAAGAACTTAAACATAAAAGTACCATCCCCTATAGAAGGGAAGTACAAGTGGACAGGTAAGTACACGCCGTTCGAGCACCAGAAAACAACCTCTGCCTTTATGACCATGAACAAACGGTCGTTCTGCTTCAACGAGCAGGGTACTGGCAAGACAGCCAGTGCAATATGGGCCTCAGACTACCTTATGAATGTGGGTAGTATCCGACGAGTACTGATTATCTGCCCCCTGTCTATCATGGACTCTGCGTGGCGTAACGATCTGTTCACGTTTGCGATGCACCGTACAGTGGATGTGGCCTACGGATCAGCGAAGAAACGCAGGGAAATCATTGAGGGTAACGCTGACTACGTGATAATAAATTACGACGGTGTTGAGATCGTATCAGACGCCGTGGCAAACGGTGGTTTTGATCTCGTCATTGTGGATGAAGCGACCCATTACAAGAACCCCCAGACCAAGCGATGGAAGACGCTAAACGCGCTGATGACCCCTGAAAAATGGTTGTGGATGATGACCGGTACCCCTGCGGCACAAAGCCCTGTGGATGCGTACGGCTTGGCTAAACTTGTTAACCCTGCGGCAGTGCCCCGTTTTGCTGGTTCGTTCCGCGATCAGGTTATGTTCAAGGTCACTAATTTCAGGTGGGTACCCAAAGATAACGCAACTGATACCGTATTTCGTGCGCTACAACCCGCCATCCGGTTCACCAAAGAAGAATGTTTAGACCTACCGCCGATGGTATATGTAAAACGCGAAGTAGAACTTACCAGACAGCAGAACAAATACTATAACTTGTTACGAGATAAAATGATTATGGATGCCGCAGGTGAGCAGGTTACTGCCGCTAATGCAGCAGTTAATATGAACAAGTTACTACAGATATCCTGCGGTGCGGTCTATACCGATACTGGAGACACGCTAGAGTTTGACATCAAGCACCGGTACAAAGTCCTGCGCGAGGTAATCGACGAGTCCAGTAAGAAAGTCTTGGTGTTCGTGCCTTTCCGACATGTCATAGATATCCTTACCGACAAGCTAGAGAGCGACGGGATTAGCACAGCGGTCATTCGTGGGGATGTGCCAGCGGCTAAACGGACGGAGATATTCAGACGGTTTCAAAATTCTGATGATCCTAGGGTACTAGTAATCCAACCCCAAGCAGCAGCGCACGGTGTGACCCTGACGGCTGCGAACACGGTGGTATGGTGGGGGCCAACCAGTTCACTAGAAACGTACGCACAGGCCAACGCTCGGGTACACAGATCAGGCCAAGACCACAAGTGTACCGTCGTTCAGTTGCAAGGATCGTCCATAGAAAAACGTGTTTATGCAATGCTGGACAATAAAATCAATATTCATACAAAAATGATTGATTTATACAATGATATACTTGCGTAGGACAGCCAAGTATATTATATTCAATAGTTCGGCAAGTTAAGGAGATATAAATGAGCAGCGAAACGGCTATACCTTTAGACAAGTTGGTCAAGACCTATATAAAAATACGGGATCGACGGTCTGAATTGAAGGCGGAATTCGACAAAGAGGATAGCATTCTTGTAGAACAATTGGACGCGGTGAAGGGCGCTCTGTTGGAACACTGCAAAGAACATGACGTTAGCAGCG